CGGCGGCGATCGCGTCGTCGAAGTCCGCCTGAGCCAGATAGGTCAGGGCAATGTCGGCCGCTGTGATGTAGTTCGTCGCCAGATCTGACTCGATCGCGTCGATGTCGTCCTGGGCGTCAGAGATGTCCGACGTATTGCCAGCTACGTCTCCAGACAGAGAGACAAACGTGGCATTGCCAGACAGATCGTACGCAGCGATAGCTGAGTCCACATCTGCCAGAGCAAGATAGGTGCCCTCGATCTCAGACGTGGTGCTGTAGTCTGAAGCTAGGAGATCCTCCAGGTCGCTGATGTCGCCAGCATTGGTGGCAACATCGTCCGACAGACCAGAGAAGTCTGCGTTGGTGGCCAGGCTGATCAGCGCGACCGCGTCCTCCAGACCAGCCTGGGTCTGGAAGATGAGATCTGCCTCAGCAGCAGCGTAGAACTCGCCATCATCCAGCCGAGAAGACACTCCAATGATCAGACTCTCGACCCGAGCGTCCTCCAGCAACCTTCGGCGACTCTCCGAGCGAACATCCGCCACCACAGCTGCGACATCTGCTGCCGTGGTCTGCATGGCATCAGCCAGATCACGAACGGTTCGGGCTCGCTCGGCATCAATCGCTGCAATCCGGTCAGCGATCTCCTGCGCCAGGTCACCCTGAGTGTCCAGGATGTCCTGCGCATTGTCCTCAGCCTCCTGCTCCACAACCTCGAGCCGCGTGACCAACTCGTCCTGGTCCACACCCCCAACGGTCTCAGCTTCAACTGCAACTGGAACCACGTGACCAGCAGGGGCGGTGACCGCCACCCAGTCCGTCCAGGAACCGGAGCGATCCCCCGCCACCAGCCTGGCTCGGACCCTGTAGTTCTCTGACGAGATGATACCGTCGCGAATCAGAGCACTGTCCGTCGACCGAGGGTCAACTGTGCCCACATAGCGGGGGGAGGACTCGTCTGCGAGTTGGTACTCCACCTGAAGCCCAGTGACGCGAGGGTCAGTGACTGTGGTCCAGGAGACGGAGATGTTGGGTTCTTCCAGCGAACCGGACGTCTCCTGGACCGGCGACACAGAGAACCCGACCAGGTCTAGGTCTGGCAGAGCAGTCTCTGGCGTAGTGCCGACAGGGACATCAACCACGTCATTCTCGTCCCAGTCATCCTCAGCCGGATCTGCCTCGCGACCAATGATGGTCACGGACATGTCCCTGTTGATCACCCTGTCAAGAACCTCGAAGGACTTGTTCGTCCAACCCCTCTTGGTGGACGTGACCCTGAAGAGATCGTACTGCTCGAGAACGATGGCTCGTCCGTCCGTGGTGAACCGAAACGATCCCTGCTTGCGGTATCGAGTGTAGACGATCTTGCTCAGACGCTGCACGCGCTCAGCATCGCGCTCGAACGGGAAGTTCTCTGTGGCTGTGTGCTCGACGCCCCCATCTGCAGTGACGTCAGCTCCCACCGAGTACCGAGGGTACTGGACTGACTGGTACTGGCTCCGAGGATCAGGGAACCGGCCCTCCACCACGTTGACCAGCTGGGAGGCAGGGACCTTCCTGGATGACATGATAGGTTGTACGTTCGAGAAGTCCTCGTCCGTGAAGTCCATGGACGAGCTTCGAGATGCAGCTGCACGCATGACCATGCGACCGCCTGACTCACCGAACTCGCCCACGCAGGAGGTCAGGAGGCGACGGATGGCATCAGAGTGCACCTCGTCAGCTGAGAAGGTGCCGTTGACCTCGTATCTCTTCTGTGTGCCACCACCCTGCAGATCCACATCCTCATCACACACCGATCGCTCAGACAGGTGATTCGTGATCGGGCGCATCGATGCTGCCAGACCCACACCGAACACTCTGTGGCCATTGATCTCCCACCCGAGCAGGTAGTTGTCGAGGATGGTGGAGGGGTTAGTACTGGGTTCCCAAGTTGTGGGGTCATCATACCGGTGGGAGCCCGAGCCACCAGCCGTTGAGTCCAGGGCCCGGTCGTAGACCCGAGCAGCCCCCTCGACCTCCCAGAGAAACGACGGCATGCCCGACTCGTAGACATCAGGGTTCCAGTCCATCTCGACGATCACGTAGGAGACGCCCCGGCCCCTGTGGTTGGTGGTCCACCGACCGCCAGAGGCTGACACCAGATTGGAGTCAGCCACCTGGTCGGATCTGCCATCGTACCAGGTGACCCACATGTGATCGACACCACCGGCTCGATACTCGGGAACAGCAGTGCGAACACCATGGGTGGACGGCACAGTGATCGCGGATCCGTTGGCCCAGGCTCCGGACAGACCCTGGCACTCGTGGTCTGCCAGAGCCAGAACCATGTGGAGCTTCTTGTTCTTGTTTCCCGACAGGTGCCAGAACACGAGAGAACCACCAGTGGCATCTGTTCCGAAGATGAACTTCCTGGGTTCAGTGGGATTCACCGACAGACGTAGATTGGCACCCTGGTCCTCGAACCCAGGCACCTTCCGCCTGGTCGCAGCATTGATCGCTGTTGTGATGGCCAGCGTGGTGATGGTCTTGCCGATGGTCGTGGTGAGCAGGGCTGTGCCGATGCCCTTCGCCGAGATGGTGGCGATGAACGTCGAGACTGCCTTGGCTACTATGGGGACTGCCTGAGGCACTAGCCAACCCTCCAGAACGCGACGCCATCCGTCAGAGACACACGGACCAACCCGCTGTCACCCAGGCCGACAATGTCACCTCTGTCCACGATCCCGAGCCACCCCTGGCCCCCAACCAGAGCAACGTCCCCACGTCGCGCCTCGGGCAGTGCCACCCGCTGCAGACCGCTGCAGGCGTCCACAGCCTCCTCCAGTGACGCAAAGCCCGCCGCTACTAGCGCCCTAGCCGCGCTACCGTGTGTCACCAGGAGGTGATCCCAGTCCGATAGGAGGTCACCACCGGTCCGCTGCTCCACCCACTTGCCTGCCACGTGGGCGCAGTTGAGCTCCAGCTCACTGAACCTGCGTTCACCCAGTGAGTTGATGTACTCGGACAGCTGTGAGCCTCGATTGGTCAACGCAGCCTCGCATCAGAGTTCACACCACCGCGGGACGACCCCCCGCCACCCCCAGCTCTCTCAGGACCACGACCCCATGCGATCTCGACCACACCAGCTGTGGGGGTGTACTCGAAGAACTTGTCTCCGCTGTACAGCTCCTGCTGGTCTGCGTCAGATCGAGTACGCATGGTGCGTCTTGTGAACCAGCGCGCCCCAGACTCTGCCTGGATGACCAGCTTGTTGTTGTCGGAGTCGTCACGATCCATGACGTCCATGAGACCAGCAAACACGGGAACGACACCGATGACATGAGCGTCGCCCCGGCTGATGTCCAGGATCACCTCTCGGATCCAGATCTCACGCTGGTGCCAGGTGGCGGACTCGAGCTCAGTCAGAAGAGAGCTCGGGTCAGACAGCATGTTGGCGTCCACAGTGATCTTCACGCCATTGGACGACAGAGCCGGTCCAGATCTCAGAGCTTCGATCGTGACCAACTCACCCATCGGGTTGTAGGTCTCGTCGGTCTCACCAGACTTGGGGCCATCATAGGTGAGCTGGGTGAAGTCGTCCCAGAAGCGAACGGCACCCTCGTCAGGGTACGCATCAATCAGGGTTCGAACGGCATAGAGGCCCGAGGCGAGAGCAGCCTGGCCCTCAGTTGAGAGAGGCACCATGTCAGACCCCCACCACCTGATAGGCCGAGAGCACTACTCGTCGGGTGCGCTGACGCTGTAGAGACTGCTCAGGGCGATAGCTGTCGGGTACCAGTCTAGCCAGCATGCGGGCTCCTGTGAGGAGAGGGGCGGGGGAGGATGCGTGTGGTGTCACGGGAGCCGGGTAGACCTGAGCCGTGACCGTACCCGGACCCGCCACTGTGGCGTTCGTGTCCACCATCCCAAAGTACAAACCCCCAGACTCCGTCGTGTATGAGACGGTGTCGCCGGCAGTGAGGACGAAGGTGGGTGTCATACCACTGAGCGTGATCGTTCTGTTCTCAGCGTCAACTGAGTCCAGCACTGGGGTTCCGTAGCTGGCGCCAGCGGCAGGGACCCTCCGCAGAGGGTCCCCATGCGAGACTGTGAACGCCACCTGCTGGCCCCGGCTTCGAGCAATGAACGCCTCCCACTGCTGCATCTCCGCAGAGGAGAGAACTCGGGTTCGGATCTCAGGCAGGGTCCAGATGGTCCGACCTGTCTCTGCCACGGTGACAGCTCCAGATGCAAGCGGGGTGCTGGACTGGCTCTCCCTGGGTACAGGGAAGCACGACACGATGCCCGGCAGGTCGTTGAGGTGGTCCACCATCAGTAGGTCCCCCTGTCGAACTGGTCCATGACACGAGCGTCGATCTCACCCGGCAGAGCCGACATGATCGAGTCAACTGTCTGCTGTCTGTTCTGCTCGAGCATCTGCTGGAGCTTCTCCTGCTGCTCCTCACTCGTCCCGTAGAAGTGGGCCGAGACCGGGTTGCTGATCACAATGGAGCGAGAGCCACCGCCACTGGGGACAATCGTACCGGAGACGGCCGGGATGAACTGCTCCGGGCCTCTCTCACCAACGATGTACGACATGCCAGCCTGCACAGCGCCACCCATGGCCTTGAAACCGCCGAAGACAGTCGAGGCAACAGATGCGACTGTTGAGCCGATGTTGCCACCACCACCTTTGGAGGTTCCCGTCATCGAACTGAAGATCTCACGGAAGGACTGGGCCAGCCAGTCCTCCAGCTGGCTCATCGAGTCCTCAATAAACACACGGTAGAGAAGGCGACGGAAGAACTGTCCGAAGTTCTCCATGATGTTCTCGAAGTCACCGCGAACAAACGCATCCTCAATCGTCTTGCTGATGGAGTCACCCATCTCCGAGAATGCATCGGTGATCTCCTCGGCCTCATCCTTGGCCTTCTCGGACAGCTTGTCCATCCGGTCCTCGGCGCGGTCGAATGCCTCCTCCGTCGCGTACAACTCCTCAGCGAGCTCTCGCGCCTCCTCCCGAGTTCCCGCATACCCGTCGGACAGAATGTTGAGCGTGCGGCTGACGATCTCATACTCCCGCCTCGAGACGGACATCGCCTCGGTAAGCTCGCGAGTGGCCTCGATCTCCTCCCGCACGGACTCGACAGCTTCCTGGTGGGCACGCTGCTGTCTGGGCGTGAGGGAACCCCCACGCGCCTCGTCCATTGCCTCCCTGATCCTGCGAAGGGTGTCTGCTGCACTCTCAGCGGCGATCGCTGCTGTGTCGGGCAGGTCGGCGATCTGTGCCTCCAGCTGGGCGATGAGGGAGGAGTTCTCCTCGAGGCTCTCATTGGCTGCCCGCAGAGCAGTCTCTGCTCTGCGCAGACGACCAGCATTCTGCATGTCCTGCTCACGCGAGCGGGGGTCCATGCTCATGTCCCGCATCGCCCGTGTCTCGTAGGACCTGGCAGCCTCGGCCTGCTGCCGCGCCAGCTCCAGTGAGGCCTGCAGCCTGGTGCGAATGGCCAGCGCTGTCTGCAGCTGGGCCTCAGCCTCCTCTCGCGTTCCAGGGGTAGCCACTGCCTGCAGGGCTGTCTGCTCGGCAATGGCATCGGAGAGATCCCCGTAGGCTCCTGCAGCAACACCGTTGTTGGCAGCCACAACCAGGAATACACCAGCCAGTGCAGTCAGACCAGCAGTGAGCCAGCCCACCGGACCGAGGGAAACCTGAACAGCCAGAGAGAACGCGCGGACAGCAGCAGCGAGGCGAGGCAGAAGCATGATGAGTTGACCCACAGATGAGACCAGGGTCCCCAGGACAATCAGCAGCGGACCAACCGCTGCCACGACCAGGCCAACCTGGACGATGGTGGACTGGAGCTCTGGTGAGAGAGAGCTGAAGCCCTCGGCCAGAGACGAGATCGTCTCCGTGAGCTCGAGCGCAATCGGCATGAGGTGCTGACCCAGCTCCACCGATGCCTCTCTGAGGTCGGACATCATCCCTCGCCACTGGTTGGCGAACGAGTCCACTGTGCGGGCAGCGTCCCCCTGGGCATCGGTGGTAGACCGCAGAATGATCTGGAGTCGGGCGAGCATCTTCTCCTGCTCGGAGGCAGCCTGCGTGCCTCCGGCGATGCCCATGTTGAACAGCTCCTGGTTCAGGGTTGCCTCGGTAATGGACACCCCAAACCGGCGGACCGCCTCGTGGTTGCCGACAATCGCCGAGGTCAGTAGTGTCGCAGTCTCCTCCTCGGCCGTGTTATTGAAGGACGCCAGATCCACCGTGAGTTCGGTCAGAATACGGCTGAGGTCGGCTGCCTGGTCACGCGCGAACCCCATCGGGACGAACGTGTCCTGGAACATGGAGAGATACGCCTGGAGATCGTACGTGGAGCGGTTGACCGCCTCGCCATGGGCGTCTGCCCACTCCTCCACCTGTGCGGACAGGTCGCCGAACACAACGGAGAACTTGGACTGCATCTCCTCGACGTCGGACGCGGCCATGACAGCCGCAGCACCGATACCGACCAGAGGAAGGGTGACGAACGTGGTCAGGCGTCGACCGACACCCTCCAGGCCCTGGCCAATGCGCTGAAGATTCTGGCCAATCTTGCGGGCAGACTCGGCTGCCTCGCGCTCAATCTTGTCCAGCCCCTCCTCGAACTCAGTCGTGTCGGCAGCGATCGCAACGAACAGACGCTCAAGGAGGGAACCAAACTCACCCATAGACCTGCTTCTCCAGTTCCAGGACCCGCGCCAGAGTCATGGGCGGCTCCACATCACCATCGAGCCCCTCCCCGGCTCTCCCCTGAACCAGCATGGTCCACTCGACCATGCTCATGGCCCAGAAGTCAGTGGGCCGGATGCCGAGTTGCCCGAAGGCTAGCCTCATCCACTGAGGCCAGGGAGTTCCGCCTCGGGATCCGGCTGAACCTCCCCCGGCTCAACTGTCTCCCCCTTCCTGTCGGAGAGGGCGGGGGAGGACTGGTTGGCGAGGGAACGCTTGAAGACCTGCTCGATCGTCTTCTGGAGACCACTGAGGTCGAGCTCCATTGCGTACAGATCCCGCTCAGTGACGTCCTGGTTACCACCACCATGGATCAGTGCGAGCAGTACTGCAATCAGGTGGCGTACCTTCGGCTTTGCGAACACTTCCGAGATCTTCGTGATGTCGTCGATCTCGAGCTTGTCCTCGATCTCAGCGAGCGCCCCCAGAGTCAGACAGAGTCGGTACTCCGTCTGACCCACTCTCAGGGACACCTCACCGCGTGCGCTGTTAACCATGTCGTCCCTCCTAGACGTCGGCGATGGTCAGAGCACCAGCGGACTCGAGGGTCATGGAGAAGGACACCTCACCCTCATGACCACCGCTGGACTCGTAGTTGGTGATGATGAAGTCACCGGTGATGGTCTTGAAGCCCGGAATGGTGAGCTCGTACTCGACCGCAGTGGCACCCGCGAAGTCATCGAACAGGTCACCCTCGACGGCAGCTGCCTTGAGGACACCCTGGCCAGAGACCGACAGCGAGCGCAGATTGGCGCCTGCCAGCAGCTCACGCCAGAGCGAGCTGTCCGAGTCAGAGACATCGGTGGTGCCGACGCTGAACGCGATGCGCTTCGAGCGCAGTGCGCCAATCGTGGTGTGACCCCCGGCCCCGTCGTCGCGGGCGATGAGGATCTCCTTACCCTTCTGTGCTGCCATCTTAGTTCTCCTCTATGAGAGCACGCATCTCGAGGATGCCTCGCCGGATGGTTCCGACACCCTCACGGTAGATCTGCCGACCAACTTCCTCAAGGGTGACGAGGTTGTAGCCATCGGCCGACAGATCAAGGTCTGTGTCTCTGAGCGCCAGCCAGGACAGGTTCAGCAGGTTGGCCACCTGGAACTTCCCCTCGACATTGGTCCAGAAGTCGAGTCTCGTTATAACGCGCGAGCCCCGGTATGAGCTAGTGTCCCAGGGCTGGATGTACGCCTCAGCAAAGACACCGTATGGGTAGGACTTGTTGGGTGGTGGCTCATCGAACAGAGCCATGTCATCACCTGACCCCAGGATGGCCTGGATCTCGGATGATGCCAGCAGAGTCGTGAGCATCGCAGTCTGCAGAGAGATCTCCATACTCATGTCGTGATCCTCCAGATCTGGTGGAAGGTGGCAGTGGCCTCGGCCCTCTTCTCCGACAGGGCGCGACGCATGAACGGACGGGGGTTGATGTTCTCAGTCCCGTACTCGAGGGGGCGTGCATGGACGGCCGAGGCGTAGATCTCGACGACCAGGTCGGCATCTCTGACGTTGGTGCCGATGCTAGCGACGAGCTCGCCCGTGTCTGTGGCTGGGGCCTCGTTCCCTTCGCCTGATACACTTGAGCCCCTGGAGGCCTGGTGGATGCGGTTGGGGTTGTACTTGCGGTACACCCTGCCCGTGGCAGGACCCCGCTGGACGAGCATCTTCGCATGGCCCTCAACAACCATGCCAGAGGCGTGCAGAGCAGCGATCACTCGGCCCCTGGCCTGCATCTTCTCCCTGCGAACTGCCAGACGGAGACGGTCGATGCCAATGAGACGAGTGGTGACCCTGATGGACATCAGTCCGTCTCCACTGTCTCCCGGCAGACCAGATGCCACCAGACTCCGTCCTCTCTCGGATCGAAGGCTGCCTCGACGTAGAACGTCCGGCTGCCGTAGACCACACGCATCCCGGAGCGCGCCTGCGAGGGCTGACGGACCACGATCACGTGGCTGATCACCTGCTCTCCTCGAGCGTACCGCTCTACCAGCCTAGCCGACGCGGGCTGTATGTCACTCCACACCGACTGGAGCGTACTCCAGGACGTGTCGAACCCCCCGTCCGCCCGCTTGGTGCGTGAGGGGCTCTGGATCGTGACGAACTTGTCAATGACACCCGCCCTCACAACCGCATCTCCCGCCACCCCTCCAGCAGAGACCGAGCTGTCATGGGAACATCTGCTACGATGGTTCCAGTGACAGAGATACCTCTGTTGGCATGCCAGTGGGCGACCATCTGCATGATGGCCAGCTTGATGTCCTGGGGACAGTCGTCCGCCTCGTACCCAGCCTCATACACGACCTGGGTCGCCGCAAACGCTGGGGCCGGAACACCCCATGTCACGACAGACGGGAACTCGACCACATTCGTGCCCGGAACCAGCGAGTAGAGAGACGAGCTGATGGCGGTGAAAGAACCACCCTCCGCCCGCTTGCTCACTGACGTCACCGAGACAGCAGGAGGGCGGGGGAGGGTGAGTTTGTCCAGGGGAGGACTGTCCAGGGTGAGGGTGATCGTCTGGGGCGCGAGGGAGCGTCCAGTGATCTTCTCGGCCTCCTGGCGGGCCGAGGTGATCAGGTCCGTGAGGAGGGAGTCCTCGTTGTCTGCGGTGATCCTCAGGTGAGCCTTGACATCGTCAAGTTCCACCGGCTCAGTCACAGGGGCAGTCGTGACACGGATCTCCACAGGAGAACTCCCTCACCTGATCGCCGGCAGAGCCGACTACGAAGGACGCTTGTCCAGGAGCTCCCGGATGGCCATGATGCCGATGGGCATGGCCGCGTCGTTGCTGGTCGGGGTGACCGTGATGCGGACGTAGGGCTTGGGACCCACATAGCCGATGGAGCGGGTCTCACCGTCATCGGCCTGGGTGAAGCCCGCAGCCGCCTCGGTGCCGTTCAGCATCGTGTCGGGGACAGCGGCCCAGGACGAGTCGTCGACCGTGCCGTCGGCCTCAGCGTCGGCATGCTCGATGAGCACGGTACCCGTGATGGCAGTGGCTGCCATGGTGCCGAGAACCATGGCGAACATGACCGAGCGGGCGTTGCGAAGATCGATCTCGCTGGAGACGATCGCCGTGGCATCAGTGGGAGCCGACGCGTTGATGTACGTCAGATCCATGTTGTTCTTGATATCGCGAAGCATTGTGCTTCCTCCAGTCAGAGTTTCAGTTGGACCCGGCCGACTGGCCGGGTCCAGGTCCGGATTAGGACGTACCGAACTTCAGCAGCTTGAAGGCCTCGAAGTTCTGGACACCACCACCCACACGCTTGGTCGTGTAGAACAGGATGTAGGGCTTGGAGGTGAACGGGTCACGGAGGACCTCGATGCCACGGCGATCGACGATCAGGTAGCCCCGGCGGAAGTCACCGAACGCTACCGAGAAGGAGTTGGCAGCCAGATCCGGCATCTCCTCGTCGTCGATGATGCTGTAGCCGAGCAGGGAGGCAGGCTGACCAGCCTGGGCATTGGGCTGCCACAGGTAGTTGTCCTGGCCATCCTTGAACTTGCGGCACACAGCCTGCGTGGCGCGGTTCATCATGAATCGACCGTTGGCCCGGTAGGACGCCTTGGGGGCATAGACCAGGTCGATCAGCTTGTCGGCCGGGTTGTCGGCGTCGAAGCCACCCGAGGTGCCCGTGGCGATGTAGCCGATGCTGCCATCGGTCCAGGAGCCATTGGCCACCTTGGTGTAGCCACCCTCGAGGAAGCCACGCGGCTCGTAGGCACCCAGGCCCTTGACGAAGGCACGGCCCTCCTTCTCTGCGAAGGTCTCGCGGACCTCGTCGGCCAGCCACTGCTCGATGTTGACGTTGGCGTCCTCGAGCAGCGTGCGGGTCGCAGCCGGCATGGCGTAGATCTCGTGAACCGGGAACTCCAGGACACCCAGATCCGGGGTGTCGGTCTCGGTCCGGCTCTCGGTCTCACCGACCCAGCCAGCCGCTGCCGTGCCAGTCTGGTAGGGCTTCTTGTAGCCCGAGCCAGAGATGGTGATCACCGACGCATTCTGGCGGAAGCCGGAGATCTCGCGGATGTTCTTGGCGATGGCGTTGTCGACCTCGACAGGGGCCAGGCGACCACCGTCCGGATCAGAGCCGACCGAGAGAGCCTTCATGGCGATCTCGTCGAAGTTGTCGGGGTCGACACCCTTGCGCATGTACTGGCGGAAGACGTCGCGATGCTTGACCTCGTCGTCGGTCATGGCCCGCTTCTCGCCATCGACGACGAGCATGGGGCGCGCGTCACGGAGCTGGGACTCCTTGGCCAGGGCCTTGGCTTCGGAGATCAGCTTGTCGAGCTCAGCCTGCTTCTTGTCGATCTCGGCATTGTTGCGGTCCGTGCGCTCCTCGTCCAGGACGTCAGCGCGCTTCTTCTCAATGGCCTTGAGACGGGCATCGTTCGAGGACTTGAACTCCTCGAAGGTCTTCATCAGACCGGCCAGTGCCGTCTTGACCTCAGTGGTGGCCAGGTTCGGCTGGGGATCGTCACCAGTGTTGGTGTCTTCCTTGACCTCGAGTCCCTGGGATGTTGCAGCTGCCATCATGGCGAGGGCAGATGCGGAAAGGTGGTTGCGAGTACGCATTTCATCAGCTCCTGATGGTTCTCTCCAGCGACCGAATCATGTCGGCCAGCTCACGATCAGAGCCGTGAACCTCTCGTCCACCAGACCCTGCTGCAGCGATGCTCTGCCAGACATTGGCCAGCTTCTTCGCCTCGGAGGAGGATGCACCGGCCTCCCGCAGGGCCTCCTCCCTCTGACGAACCGTCCAGTCCTTCGCCGATGTGGCGCGGGCCTTGGGGTTCATCGGAATAGTCACCACACTCACCTCCCAGAGCTCAACCTCCTTGAGGGTGCGGACCTCCGTCTTGCTGTCGTACACTGCCTTGATGGTCCGGTACCCGATGGAGAAACCGGCCGAGCCGCGACGACCAGCTCGGAGGAGTCTCCGAGCTTTGAGTGCGTGGGGGTCAGGGTGGGCTCCGTCAACCCACAGTCGACCCGTGATCTTGAGCCCGGTGTCGTCCTCTGCCAGCTCCTCAATGTCCCCGATGGGGTTCCGAGAGTCATGGCCAAAGAACAGTTCCGGGAATGTCTTGTCCCTGCGGTGCTGAGCAAGACTCTTCCTGAACGCTCCAGGAGCAATGATGTCATTGCCACGGTCAATGTTCCCATGCACCGAGGCGTAGCCCTCAAACTGGCCATCCTCGCTGAGCTCCTTCATCTCGAAGGAGGGATACAAGTACTTGCATCCGGGAGCGTCTTTAACATTCAGCATGGTCTCTACTTACCCCGCGAGAGTAACTCTGGTAAAGGACTCAGTTCCCACCCAGTCTGTGTTTCAGTAGTTCCCACCCAGCCATCAGAAACGCCCCGGTGGCGATGCTGACGATCGTCAGGAGAGCTCTCCCCCCGACCTGCTCTGACATCTTCCGGTTGCGACGCGACCAGACCAGGTCAGCTCTGAACTCATTGACCTGCTGCTGGTCGTTCAGATCCACTCCCAGGTGGCGGAACGTCTCGTGCACAGCACTCTGTGCAGACATCCGTGCAACCTGCTGCAGCTCCAGCTCGGGCAGCGAGACTGGTGTCTGCTGAGGATAGGGTGGCGGGCTACTCGTGTCAGTCATCGTGCGCTTCCTCCTGTTGCGGGAACGTAGGCCACTACACAGCGGCAGTTGATAACCTCGCTGGCCGCACCAGCTGGGTCACCTGGGTACATGAGACCATTGGGGAATGGCTCGTCGAGAGGGATCGGGGGGAGGGTGTCCATCGCTGCGTGGTTCGATCGTGTTCGGGCGTCCTCGGCCGAGATCCAGTCCTTCATCAGTGGCACATCCAGGGCGCGGGCTGCCTCTGATGCTCCGACCTGGCTGGCAGTGTGGGTCTCCGTCCGGGCGATGCGGTCGATCTGCCAGCGGGTCAGCTGGAGCTCGGAGCGCAGGACGCGCACCACCTCGCGTCGGCCCAGGCCCTGGCGCTCAGCCTCCAGGAGCGCTGTCATCACTGTCTCGCGCTGTGTCATGGTGATGGTCACCGCTCGAGATGCCGAGTGAGCCAGTATCCAGCGGCGAACTGCCTCGATGAAGAAGTCCTGGGTGTCCTTGCGCGGGGCATACTGGCGCAGCACGCGGACACCGAACAGGGTGGCTGTGGCCTCACTAGTCTGGCGCAGGGCCAGCTCCATGCGTCTCTGGAACACCGCGAACACTGTCGTCATGTCAGACGACCCAGCTAGGTAGGTGTCGGACACATCTCGCTCGAGCGCGTGGCGGATGCGCCGCACACGAGTGAGCGTCCGACGCTCCCGCTGCACCAACATGCGGTTGAGCGCTCTCAGCTCACTCCTGCGACTCATCGTCCTCCTCCTGTGGCTCTTCGTCCGCAGGAGCGGGTCCACCCGGCTCGAAGCCCAGATCCTCCAGGGGAACCTGCGTGGAGGAGACGAGTACCACGTCCCCACCATCAACATCCTCGTAGCCCAGCTCGCGACGACGCTCGTTGATCGTGAGATCAGTGGCACCCTGGACTCGATCCCACACCTGCTCGCGCTCGAGCGACAGCGCTGGGATCTGGTCGTAGTCCGCCTCGATCCGGAAGCGATCACCGTACGATGGCTGGAGGAACGCAGATAGGTCCATGGCCACGCGGCGGAACAGCGGCAGCACAGTCTGTCGGTACAGGGCCAGATTGGCCTCGCGATAGTTGGAGTATGTGTTGTCTCCGGGGATACCCAGGATCATGGGCGGAACGCCGAAGGCCAGCGCGATCTCGCGGGCTGACTCTCGGCGACTCTCCATCAGGTCAGCGTCCCTGGGTGAGTAGGTGTACGGAACCCACTGCAGACCCCCGTCCAGGAGCATGGGTCGACCAGCGTTGTCCGGACCAGAGTACTGCTCCTCCATCTCCTTCTTGAGGCGGTCGAACTGCACATCCGTGAGGGTGCGGCCCTCCTTGGTCGGGTCGGTGTAGGTCAGTGCCCCCTCTGGACGACACCGGTTCTGCAGGAACTGCTTCCCAAAGCGAGACGCCTCGTTGTGGGTGTCGATGCTGTAGGCTGCTGCCTCAGTCCGCGACAGACCATAGGTGTCGTTGGTGGGGTGGAACAGGCGCGAGTGGAGAATCGGTGCCTGCTCGGTCGGCAGCACCGGCATGTCGAACGTCTGCGTCTGACCCGCAGCCTCGTACACGAAGGCAGCCGGATAGCCCCTGGGGCTCAGGCGAACCTTCATGCGGTCGGGGCGCAGGCAGAAGAGCTCGGCCGGACCCCTGGAGCTGGGGAGTGACACCTCCTCCATGTAGGCGTTGCCGGCCAGCTGCAAATACGAGAAGTACTCGGACATGAGCTCGAAACCCGACTGGTAGCGATTGGGTCGCGACATCAGATCCAGGAACGGGTGGGTCGTCATCGGCTCGTCCGAGCCTGAGTCGAACACGGACAGAGGGATGGATGCAGCAGCCTCAGACACCAGAGTGACGCACCTGTGGGCTATCACGTTCTGGACGTAGGCCTCCTCAGCCAGCTTGTCGTACTTCCTCGGAGTCCAGACCACGTTGCCCATGGTCAGGTTGTAGAGCAGCCGACCGACTGCTGAGTCCTTGCGCTCAGTGGCCCCGAACAGTCGTCTCAGTCCGAACATCTACAGTCTCCTGATTCGCGGCATAGCAGCCACGATGCTTGGCATCAGCGAGGTCAGTGCCCAGACGAGTGCGTCAACTCTGTCCGGGCTGTACCCCATGGCCTTCTTGTCGAAGTCCGAGGTGAACTCACACATCTGGTCCTCGAGGGTGGAGAAGGTTCCGACATGGCTGATGCGCTTCTGCTGGTACAGGGACGAGATGGGCTCAGCCCTTACTACCTTACCACGGGTCGCATGCACAAGCGAGACCGGGGCTGTGCCGCGCTTGTGGAGGATGGTCGACCGAACCATCTCGCCACCCTGGTTGGCCTCAGCTACAATGGCGTCTGCGTTCCACCTGTCGAACGCCTCCACCACACGAGCTGCCCACTCGTCAGGTGTGTCCCCCTGCGACGAGCAGTCCTCGAGGACCAGGGCTCTCTCGCCACCCGACAGGCGTCCTGCCACGACGATGCCACACTCGTCAGCATCCTCACCCGTGGACACAGGCGGATCCACTGCCACGACGATGCGCTCGAGGTCAGGCAGCGGGGGTCTCTTGCCGTCGGGCAGTGGGCGGATGCGCTGCTCCTCGATCCAGTCGCGCTTCCAGAGAGCGAACGGGTTGTCGTCGAGGATCTCCGCCATCAGCTCCTGCCGACCAAGACGCGTGTCCTGGTACTTGCGACGAAGCCGGGCCAGGAACTTCTCCGGCAGGTGAGCACTGTTCTCGAACGTGGACGCACGAGAGAGCATCGTGGTCTCGTCGCGCACCAACTCCTTGATCGTCTTCAGCGGGCGCGGTGTGGTGGTGGCGATGACCCTGGGGTTGTCCCCAAGGCGCATGCCCATCCACATCATGTCCCAGGTCTCCTCCAGGTAGCGCCAGGCAGCGAGCTCGTCGCACCAGGCCAGGTGGTGCTGTGGCCCACGGAGGGAGTCCGGCTCCTCAGCCGAGTACCCCTGCCAGATGGTGATGCCCCCACCGACCGAGCGGGTCGTGAGCTCGAGAGACGAGCGATTCCAGTTGAGGACGAGCTCCTTGGGCATGCAGGCAATGACACCAGACTCACCCTCAAAGCAGGTCTTCCGGGCATCCTTGAACGTGGGGGCAATAACCGCGATGCGGAGAGGCTCGAGATACGCCTCCCACCAGCAGTCCTCAGCTCCCACCCTCGTCTTGCCCGCACCCCGGCCAGCCAGGAGGAGCCAGGTCTCCCAGTCAGACCGGACCGGGATCTGGTAGCTGTGCGCTGTCATGAGCCACTCGGCTCTGCGGTGGAGAGCACGAATGTCGCCGAGATCGAGGTCCTCAGCCTGGGCAGCCAGCTCCATGGCCTGGACAGCCGACATGTGCATCAGGAGCCAGCCTTGTTCTGGGCCAGTCGACCCAGAGCCTCCACCATCTCGGAGATCGCCTGACGCTTCTCGGCCTCCTGGGTCTCGTCACGCTTGATCTCGATCGCCTTGAGCTTAGGTCTCAGGTACTGGGCCACATCGGTGTGGCACTTGATCCGGAGGAGCGGGGGGTTGGAGTGGTCAACAGCTGCCAGCGCCAGGCAGACGACAGGGTCATACTCCTCGTACTCGGGCTGAAGCTCGTCGAGGCGCATCTCGAGCTCGTCCGATGGTATGTCCGGGTTGTCCCTGAGCAGCTCCGCCTGGATGCGTGCCCGCCTCATCGCTGTGAACTCGTGCGTGGCCTCCTGGACCATCGCCCGCAGCTCCACCGTCCGCTTGTTCGGGATCCCCCGACGACTACCGCCTGGTCCAGCCATCTGATCAGTTCCTCCTGCACACCCAGCAGACTCATCCACGAGCCCAACCATGGTATTGTTTACTTACGCCGCCACCCTCCTCTGCGTAAAGCGAGCACAGTATTTCGAGAGTCGAACACCCCCGCACCCTCCCGAACAATACCTGGCCAATACCTCAAACAATACCGCTCGGGCCGAGCTGTACTCGGCTACACATCAGATGGTATTGGAAGTATTGGAAGTATTGGCGTTAAATTCGAAAAATATTTTACGCTTTCGCGCGCGTACGCGAGGTAAACAATACCTGTCCACCGCCCCCGCGCACCACACTTTACAACCCCTCGGAACCGGGCTAGACATGTTCCTGCATCATCACTAGCCAAGGAGTAACACGATGCTTGAGCACTACCGCACCCACTTCGACGCTCTGGCCGCGGACGAGCAGGCCCTCCTCTCCGCCGCACTGGAGCAGCGCTACCCTGAGGACTTCTCCACGGACCCCAGCGTGCCACTCTGGGACCGGTGTGAGCTGGCTGGTCTGGACCAGGGAGCCGTGGTCATGTCGATTGCCCGCGAGATCTCGATCCCAGGGATCAGCGCGATCGAGAAGCTGATCGGCCAGCCCATCACCCGCCGCGCACCCCAGCCCACCCGGACCAAGGGACAGAAGCGCGGCCGAGCCCGCCGCACGATCGACAACCGCGTGATCGTGCACGTCACCCCCAATCCCAAGAAGCCCGGCTCCGCCAGCCACGCACGCTATGAGAGCTATGAGGTCGGCATGACCGTCACCCAGGCTCTGGAAGCCGGGGTCCAGTCTGTCGACATTGCCCACGACGAGGCCAAGGGCTTCATCCGCCTGGAGGTCCGCTGATGTCTCGCTGCAGAACTGATCTGATCACCACCGCACGCACCACGGCCAGCAGCCGGTGTGAGGTTCGTCTGACCAACATGCCTGGAAGCTGCGGCGTGGTTGCCATGTCTGGGGTCCGCAAGGACCCCACCACCCACCGCATCCTTGGTCCTGATCTTGGCGTCTGGTACGCCCTGGCCGACAGCATGGGTGTCAGGCTCGCCAGCGGCAGCTGGGGACCCTCGCACCAGCACAGCGAGAAGCTCTGGGCATGCTTCGACTCAGCCGAGGACGCTCTGTTCGCTGCTGCGTCAGCCCAGGCTCCCCGCCTGGCACGAGCCCACAGCCTGCTCGAGGGGTACCTCGCTGCCCGCAGCAGCGACCTGGACGAGGCAATGCGCTGCTCGGAGGAAGACTCATGACCACCGCGACAGAGCAGCTGATCGAGAAGATCCGCAAGCTACGTGCCAAGTCCGAGGATCCGTCCACCACCCAGGCTGAGTCTGAGGCGTTCGCCGCCAAGGTGGCTGATCTGCTGGCGCAGCACCAGCTGACCATGGCCGACATCGCAGACGACACCCCCGAGTTTGTCGAGGAGGTGTTCGACGACGGGTACGCCAACCCCTGGAGACGCTCCGTGTTCTTCGCGGCAGCGCGCCTGTACGGCAGCTGCCCAGTGAACACGACCCAGTGGTACACTGACCGTCGTGGTCGGCAGCGTGACCGCCTGGCCTTTCTGGCCGTGGGTCGGCCCCACACAGTCGCAGTCACCCTCGAGATGACCGACTATCTGTTCCGCACTGTGGTCCGTCTTGCACAGGCGCATGCTCGCGAGAACCCCGATCCGTACCAGTCTCGTCGCTCAGTTCAGCTGGCGTTCGAGCGTGGATGCGGGGAGGCTCTGGCTCGGCGTCTGAACGACCTGCGCTGGCGCCAGGAGTCGGTGTCCGGGTGCAGGGACCCCCATGCCCTGGCCATCCGCAGCGAGCAGAAGCAGGCGGAGGACTACGCATTCGAGCACGTGATCGACGGCAAGATCCAGAGCGGTGCCAACCGGGGCGGGAGTGCAGCCGGGGCAGCTGCAGCCGAGGGCATCTCCCTCGCTCCCCAGATCCGCACAGGCTCCGGTCCGAGGCTCCTGTCATGACCGACCCGGAGCACACTGACCGGTGGCAGCACGTGAGCGTCTCTGACGGCAGCCACCCCGACTACCCCCAGCACGTCCGCCTGGAGCCCGCATTCTACGAGGCGTACCAGCGGATCCGAGGCAGTGCCTCGCACAGCAAGACGGCCCAGCGTCTCATTGATCTGGGTCGTAGGCACGGAACCAGCGGATCCGCAGCGGCCCTCCGGGTCGGGATCCTCGTGGCCACCGATCGCCAGCGCCGCACGGCAGTCCGCCGCATCGGCAACCGCATCGTCGAGCTCCTCCGTGAGGAGCTCGGCACCAGACCCACCAAGTCCAGGGAGGACTCAGCATGATCTACCAGTTTCTCACCCGAGCCCAGATCCAGGCTCTCGCGACTCATCTGGCCGCTCTCGGCTGTGGTGAGGCTCAGCCCAACACCCCGCAGCACGGCATCTGTGAGGAGGTCGAGCACTTCGTCCACACCCAGCCTGGCCCACCATCACCCCGCATGACCACGGCCCTGATGTGGCACGCTCGCAGCTGGCCCCGCCACTCGGGCACGAGGACATTCCCTGTGCCCGGTCCTGAGGGCTCGGACCCCGCGACCGTGTACCTCGAGTACCCGGACGGGGAGGACATGTGGGACCCCCTCACCGAGTATGGTCGCCTCCGTCGGGACCTGTGCCGCCACCTGGCCATGGAACTCGTGGGTGTTCTCGCAGGCGAGGAGGGCCACGATGGCTGAGCCCACCCCCACCCCTACCGAGGAGATCCGGTTCGAGGACATCATCGACCTGCTCCGCCCCCACTCAGTCTCAGTCCACGCAGTGACGCCGAGCGACTCAGTGGCCACCCACCGCATTGAGCCGAGGGAGCGAGCTGTCCAGATGATGCTCTCCACCCTGCTCCCTCGGATCGAGATTCTCCTGAGGACCAGCATTGCCCCAGCCCCGAGCGAGAGTCAGCCGGGGCGGGTGGTACAGGAGGGTGAGACACTCTGGCGAGCAGATCTGTACCTCACGACCCTCCAGCAGATCCAACCCCCAGCTGGCATGCTCCGCAGACTGGCGGACCATCTGGGCTCAGTCCGGGTTCCGGTGCACCCTCTTCTTGGTGTGCCTTCCGAGGCTGATGATACCTCCGATGGTGTCCCAGTCCCACCGGGCAGGCCCGCCACCCCAGCGCCCCGCGATCCAGCTGGGGACTAGCGCATCAGCCTCCGTCTGGGGCAGGCCCTCCTGCCCCAGACGCCCTGCCCAGGACCCGCGCACGAGCCACAGCTCGTCCACAGCAGGACCCTTCCTCGGCCCACCAGAGTGCTGCCGACGAACAGCGATGAACGTCCTCCCCCCGACCCTGTTCCTGTGTAGGTGCCAGCCTATCTGCTCAGGACTCAGGTCCACGGCCCAGGCCTCAGTCCGCTTGTACTCGACCCAGCCCTCCACGCCACCAACGCAGAAGTTCGAGTCCGGGATGCCCAGACCGGTTCCGCCAGTCTCGACGCTCTGCCAGTGCCACCCACTGCGCAGCCGCTCCCTGAACGTCTTCCTCAGTCCACCGTCGATCATCCGCTCTTCTCCAGGACCATTCGCATCTCACCCGGAGCACGATGGAACGTGATCGTGTACAGACCCGGACCGACCACATCTGTGGTCGGAACAACAACCTCAGTGAGCTCGACGGAGTCGCCTGGTTGTGACAGGTGGTCGAGCACCTGCCACCCGCAGAGTTTGCAGACCATCTCTACCACTGATCTGAGCTCCAGCTCTCTGTCGTGCTGGATGTGTATGAGTGTTCTCCTGGGTGTCACAGCTCGTCCTCCTGGTCGGCGAGGAGTGACGCAGCCTCCCCCAGCGCAGTGTCTGCGTGGAGTAGGACGCTCCTCAGCTGGCTCAGACCCTCGCTGGTGAGGATGTCGGGCCTCTGCAGGCCCCGGCTAAGCGCCCCAGCTACCCTGGCCACCCCTGTGCACGCCCTGGAGAGCTCCTGGAGCGCGTCCGAGGCCCCCGCCGCTACCCTAGCCCCGCTACCGCGCCTCCACACCCCCACATCAGCTGCAAGCGCGCGGACCGCCTCCCCACTACCCACATAGACAGGGGGCGGGGGAGATCTGCCCGTTGCCACGTCTAGCCAGACGCAGCCGGTGCGCATCACCTCCTCCAGCTCGGACTCCGCCAGCCGCCAGCAGGAGACGGTGTCTCTGCCGTTGCGGAATGCGTACATCGCCATGACTGTGTCCTCGTCCCCGGCTGGGGGCAGGAGGCGCAGATTGCACCCATCGAACTCAACCGGCTCACCCATTTGTACCTCTCCTGTCAGTGACTTGCACGAAAGTCTGTCTCCACCTCTCAGGTGGGGTTTACATTCTCGCCTGGCTGGACCACAATGTGCCCATTGCTACCAGCCAAGGAGATACAGCAATGACCATCAAGATCGAACGCACCAAGACCGCCACTCTGGTTGAACTCTACAACGCCATCTCTGAGCGTCCTGTCAAGAAGTTCAAGGACCGTCCCACGGCCGAACTGCGCCTGCGCAAGGCCCTGGAAGACCAGGATCTGGTTCTGTCCGCCACCACGGGTGGCGCCGAGCCGGTTGCCAGCGTGGTGGAGATGGCCGACGAGGTCGGTGGCGGAGCCATCTACATCGTCCGGGCCTCGGAGGCCCCGGCCCCCGCCACGGACGCCACCCGTGTCATCACGCTCCTGGTCCCGAACGCCAAGCGGATGCGCTACCGGGGCGAGCGCAGCGACGCCGCTCTGCGCTATGACCAGTACAAGGACGGCATGACCGTTGCCGAGTACATCGCCGCGGTCGAGAAGCTCTACACCACCAACAAGCGCTTCAAGGCCAAGAAGGAACTGGCCACCCGCCGCGCTCGGGCCGACCTGATCCACGACGAGGCCAAGGGCTTCATCCGGATCTCTGCCTAGCGGGCCGAGACAACCACAGAACCACCAGAAGGGGGCCGGGCTCACAGCTCGGCCCCCTTCATCTTTGCGTAGGCCTGGTCCCAGGTCATGCTCGCATCGCCCCAGCAGGTCCCGTACTCCTCGTCCACGCGCATGGGAACCTCGAGCTGAACAACCTCACGCATTATCTGGCCGATGCGCTGGCCGACGACCGGGTCTCCCATGCTGAAGTCCAGCTCGTCGTGCATCTGGAGCAGGGGAATGTGGCCCTCCCTCCAGCAGGCGCGCATGGCCAGCTTGGTCTGGCGAGCGGCCGAGCCCTGAATGAGGCGGTTCATGGCCTTGTGGGTGAAGGCCCGGCTGAGCCTCTCGTGCGGCTTGCCCATGGCCCTGAGGCGTGAGTGGGCAGCCTTGATGGCCAGCGGTCGACCGAACTTGCCCTCTCCGTCTCCCCGCAGGTCCCAGTCACGGGGCTCCCAGAGGTCGAACCGGGACCGGGCTCCGTCCAGGAGCTTGACCCAGCCCCTCTGGTCAGCCACCCGCTGGCAGTACTCACCCAGCCCCCGGACAAATGGCATCTCGTCGTCGTACTGGCTCATGATCGCTCGAGCCTCCTCGAGCGTCTTGTTGGTCATGAGTGCGAACTTGGGGATCCCGGCCCCGAATGCCTTGGCGAAGTTAGTGTCCTTGGCTGGCTTGCGCTCCAGGCCTGTCATGTCGGACACCATCTGGTGGAAGTCCGCCTCGTCGTCCTCTCGGTACTTGGCCACAGCCTCCTCAGCCCGCAGCTGGTTGGTGAGGTAGGCGAAGTGCACGATCAGTCTGTACTCCTGCTGGCTGTAGTCCGGGGCGAACCACAGCTCGCCCGGCTCGGGCAGGAACACCCCACGCACAGCCTGCTTCATGTCAGCGTCACGGCTGGGCATCTGCTGCAGCGCGGGTGCTGAGTACGAGAACCGGTAGGACCGGGTGCCTCCATCGTCCGACATGTACTGGTTGATGTTGGGGTGGATCCTGCCCCGGTGGGCGAAGTCCTGGATGAAGTTGCCCAGGAACTTCTTGGCCGTCTCGTGGGTGCGCTTGATCTGGGCCACCAGCCGGGGCAGCTCGTGGTCGTGGTCGCGCATCCAGTCCGACTCGAAAGATGGCTTGGGGTTGGTGGGGTGGTTGGTGTGCGGGTACGCGATCCCCGCATCGTCGTGGACCTGCGCGAGCCAGGCGTTAGACAGGACGTCTCCCATGGTGACAGTGCGCTGCCAGCCCACCACGTCCGTCAGGCGACGGAGCATGTCATCCCTGGCAGAGTACAGCTGACGCTGCGTCACGTCTGCCTGGTCGAGGTCGACCCGAATGCCCCTGCGGCGCATCTCCAGTACCATTGGCACCAGGTCCATCTCCAGCTGGTAGGCAGGCTCGACACCCTGGTTGCGGATCTGGGGGAGCAGGCGCTCATGCAGCTCGAGCGTGCGGATGGCGTCGTCGATGGCGTACTCAGCCACGTAGCGGGCAGGGATCCGCCAGAGGTTGGCCTTGACCTCCCCCTTGCGGAACCCGTACTGAGCTGCCACAGCCCGGAGGTTGTCCTCACTCTTGCCCGCACCCACGTAGTCGCGAGCCACAGCATCCAAGTTGTACCTCCCCCGCCCTCTGTTCTCGTCGAGCATGTAGACCTGGCACATGGTGTCGTGCACGACTGGGGGCGGGGGGATGTCGAGGTCTGACTGCAGCCACCCGAGGTCGTAGGGTCCGTTGAAGAATACCTTCGGCTGGTCGGTGGCCATGTGGTCCAGCAGCCAGCGCCTGACGCGCTCGCGGTCCAGGCAGTCGGTCTCGGGGTGGCGGATGGGGAAGTACTCACCCCAGATCTGCCCCGGCTCTCGTCGAGCTGCCACCGAGACCCCGGCGATGTATCCGTTGCCGTAGGCCCAGCCCGGCCCCATCCCCAACTCGAGACCACCATCTCGGGTCTCGGTGTCCAGGGCCAGGGCCGGGCAGTGTCTCAGGTCCGGGAGGTCGCTGGGCACCTGCCAGCTGGGCTCGTCGAACATGAAGTCCATGTGGAACTGTCTCAAGTGTGCCTCGCTCAGTCTCGGAAGAACTGGTACCAGGCCAGTCCCAGAGTGACGCAGCTGACCACACTCAGGACGACCAGGAGGACCATGCCAGCGATGTCAGGAGTCACTGTCGTACTCCCTCTCGGGACCAGCCTCGATCTTACCACTGCTGATGAAGCAGTACGAGTACGGATCGTACTGCCGATCCTCCCCCAGCTTGATGCGCTGGGGACACAGTGGTAGGGTGAAGCGGCAGCCCAGGAGGCGGGGCAGCAGCCACCCGGACACCTTGAGCCCAGTTCTGGGCCTGTCTGCTGTCTCCATGACCGGCTCGCTGGCGTAGACCAGGTCAGCGTTCGTGCCATCAGTCAGCTGGTCGTCGTCGACCACGTCTGCGTACCAGTATCCCCGGATCTGTGGGGGCTGGTTCTCGTGGTGGTAGACCAGCATCGGCATGTCCTCGGCACGCCTCGGCAGGTACCATGACGGGACCATGTCCGACGTGGTGTACAGTGCTGCGTCTGAGACCAGCTCCACACCGTCGCTCACTGCAGCAGTGAGAACACTGGTGAGATCCGCGATGCCGCGCTCGGACTCGTCGAGGCGCACGAGCTCAGACTCAACCAGCAGCAGGTATCGACGCAGGTCGCGGATCTCGGCCAGTGGTGTACCATCCGACCCGTCACCCGGCTCCCGGAAGATGTCGTATGCGCGCTCGATCATCATCTCCTCGATGCGGTCCCACTTGCGGGCCAGCATCATGAACGCTCCGATGCCCCCGCGCTTCTTCCAGGAACCCCGGTACGTCTCCTCCTTGAGGCGCACCTGGTCGCAGTCTGTGCGTGCGATGTGGTCGATGAAGTTGAGGTGGGTCATGTCCACTTTGCAATCTCCACGATCTTCTCGAGGACAGCATCGCGGTCCTCCTGGTCCAGGTCCCGCACCATGTGCCGGACGATCTCACGCAGACCGTCGTAGACGTCATCGAGCCGGTGGTCACCGGCCAGCTGAGCCTCGCGGGCGAACTCCACCATGTCCAGAAGATCGCAGATCTTGAGGCGAGCCGCGTCCAGAGCAGTGACCGAGTTGTGTGTGGGAAGCTCCATCACGATGGATGCCTCATGCTCGAGGCGGGTCAGAACCTTCTTGAGGTCAGACCCGGTCTCGCCGAAGCGCTTGGCCGAGAACGGCACGTCGCCGGTCACCAGCTCGGCTGCGTCATGGTACATGACCGACATGAGGACGTGGCTGGAGGGCACACCGAACATCTCGATGTACAGACGCATCACCTGCCAGGTGTGCTCAGCAACGTTCTGGGAGCGGTGGGTCGGGCGTGTGTGCCAGCGCTGCACCAGCCCCGCGAACCGGGGGTGTCGGAGACAGGTGGGTCCCGTCGTCGACACGTGGAGTACTGTGTCTCCCATCTTGGTCATGCCTTCCTCCGCCGCTCGAGCCACTCCACGGCAGCAGTCCGCCAGTCGATCGCCGGCATCCTGCGCAGCATCTCCACCGCAGCATCCACGTCACCGCTCTCTCGCCACTCCCGGTGGGCGAGCAGGAGAGGGGCAGCAACGAGGTGGAACCAGGGGTTGTCACCGGACATGTCGGACTGACGCAGGAGCGGCCCAGGGTCGCTGTGCTCGACCAGCCCACAGAACACCTCACAGTCCCGCAGGAAGTGGCCCGGCTCCGCCACCATGGGGAGGGTGGGGCCGTACGGCTCCGGGGTCTCCCGGATGATCTGCTGCATCTTCTCGACCGAGAAGTTGTCCGTGTACGCGTGGTAGTTGTTGGACAGCTGGTACAGTGTCCCCACACGCACCCCGATGGCTGCTGCCATGTACTCCTGCAGAACGGAGAAGTGCACAGCATTGGCACCATGAGCACCCCAGATGGCGTCGTTGGATCGACAGCAGACGGTGAGGTCCAGGCACCCACCCACCACTCTCGGATAGATGTGTGTGTTGCAGGGCAGGTCGGCCGGCTCAGGGAACGGCTGGTTCGTGCTCTCGTCCAGTTCCTCGGGGTCCCAGATGTCCATGTTCGGGTCCCACATGGCAATCACCACCCGGCGATCGAGCATGTTGCGACGGAGGCGCGTGACAGCCACCTGGATCTGGTCGTAGTCGAACGACCTGCGCCAGCGATGCCCGTAGGCACCCCAGATCAGACCGTCCAGATGGTTGTCGCCGAAGCGCTCGGAGAAGTTGCGGACCCAGCGGTCCAGGAACACACCGTCACTGCGGCCAGCCAGCATCCAGATGGACTCGAACAGATGGAAGAATGGGTTGGCATCCCGCGTCGGACTGCGCAGCACCCGCTGGGTGGGGTTGGCTGTCACCGTCATGACCGGCTGGTCCAGGACCAGCACGGACCCAGCCCGACTGGCATCCCGTCGGCCGTCAACAGTCAGGAGGCGCATGCCTCCGATGAGGGCCTGTCGGACCCCCGTGGCTCTGATTACATGCATGTTCTGTCCTCCTCAGACAGGTCTCAGGTCAGCCCGCTCGACTGCCTTCTTCCAGTAGATGGTCACCTCGGTCCGCTCACCGGCCATGGGACCAGACTTATTGGTCTTCGTCCGGGTCCGTACAATGTCCGGGTGGAGCTCGGCCAGCTTCTCCGCTGTGCTGTCCAGCTGCTCCAGTGGGCGCGAGCCCGACAGGCCCCCAGGGGCATCAGCTGCCCGGTGACCCTGGGCCCAGTGGAACGTGACCAGGTTGGGCAGGCCCCGACGCATCAGCTGCAGGGAAACGTCCAGATCTTCGCGGCCCTCGACCTCCTCACGGAACCGCACTCGCCCACCGGGAACACCCCGACGGAACGGCTCCAGAGAGTATGCCACCGCACGGATGCCTCGCGTAGCCTCGGCCTCTGCCCCGATGCCCGGTGTACGGTTGTTGCCCTCGCGCATGGAGACAGCCGCGTGGAAGTACCCACGACGCACGACTGCTCGCCGCAACCACTGGATCATTTCGCGAAAGTCCTGTTCGTCACAGGGGCGGAGCTTGTAGTCCCAGCCCGGCTCACCCTCGGGGATCTTGCCGCGCACGATAAAGTGCAGGTCATCGTCGAGCATCACGATATTCTGGTTACCCATCTCGATCGCGCTGTCGATGATCCACTGGCGGGTGGTGGCGATGCCACTCACAGCCCCCTCTGGTATCACCCAGATGTCGTCCTTGTCACGACCCAATCTGCGCCGCATCTCCTCATAGGCATCAGCCTCCCCAGCACGAACCACCAGGGTCAGCGGGAAGTCCTTCGGCACATGCTCGAAGGTCTGTGCCTCCCCGTTGCTGTGCCGGCGATATGTCGGTACGATCACACGCATCTCTCAATGCCCTCCTCAAGGCTCACGAAGTCCCACTCGCGACCGAGCAGGCGCCACATCTTGTCCATGACCGGACGACGCCACTGCGGATCATCCGGCCGACCATCTCTCAGCTCGTAGGTCGCGTCCTCGTGGGCGCGACAGACCATTGCAGCCGCATCGAGCATATTGACCTGCTCGGGGTTCCCCACGTTGTAGACGTGGCAGCCGGTCGCACCCTGCCCCACCAGACTGCTCAGGGCAGTCAGGATCAGGTCGACCGTGTCGTCCACGTAGCAGAAGGAGCGGGTCTGGGTGCCCGGCTGGTGCACCGAGAGCGGCACCCCGGCCTCAGCCTGGCGCACCCACGTGTTGATCGCCCTGCCGTCGTCGGGCATGTTCGGTCCGTACGTGTTGAAGATCCGACAGACCAGCCCCAGCGCAGCGGAGTCCTGGCTGTTGGTGAACGACCACAGGAGGGACTCCATCATCCGCTTCGACTGATCGTACGTGCCGCGAACCGAGATGGTCTTCGCTCGCCCCGGCTCGTCCTCGGACATCGGACCCTGGGGCTGACCGTAGATCTCACTCGACGACGCAAGCACCAGCCGACCCCCCGCCCTCAGCGCACTCATGCAGGTCTGGAGACCCAGCACATTCGCGCTGAAGATCTCCTGCCACTGGTCCGCAAAGACATCGGGGGAGGCGGGGGAGGCGAAGTGGAAGATGGTGTCGTAGCTGTGGTTCAGCGGGTGGGACACGCACTGGTGGCGGTGGCGGACGGGGATCTCGTGGTCCGCTGGGGTGAGGTTCACCGGAGGGGCCTTGCGGAAGTCGCCCGTGCTGCAGTTGTCGAGGAGGGTCAGGCTGGTGGCCATGTCCGCCCCGATGATGGCATGGGCGAGGGCGGAGCCAAGGAAGCCCGCCCCTCCGGTGATGAGTGTGTGTCCCAGCATCTGGGGTCGTGTTGTCATTGTGCTACTTCCTTCTGCACATGCTGATGATGGATACTACCCCGGCCATCGCGACCAGGACAAGACTGGTGATTAGCAGCGGATCAGACATCGATGAGATCCATGTGCTGCTGTGGCCACCAGTACTGGTGGTCCTCGGGAACTGGGTCTACCCAGTTGAACTGGTCGTACCACTCGGGCATCTTCCTCATGAGCATGCCCCTGTGTGACGAGTGGAGCTCCTCGCGCCCCAGCCAGGGTGGCATCTCGATCTGGGTTCCCTCTGGGACAAGGGGATCGGTCCAGTGGTCCGAGAAGTACAGACCCACCTCGTTGCTGTACCCGCGTCGGCACCACTCGCGAACGATGACGTCCTTGTAGAGACGCAGAGCGTCCAGCCAGGGTCGCCACATCCGGGTGACTGGGTGGTGGTACCAGCCCTGACTCGGACCGTGAACGCAGGCCCTGATGAGCACCGTGCACTCGTTGCGCTGGTTGCCGAGGCGGCGACTGTCCAGCACCATCGCGCTGGCAGCGAAGTTCGGGTGGGGCAGGAACGTCTGCATCATGTCTCTCCTGTGGCTCGTAGATACATCTCCTCCATCATCAGGACGACGGCAACTCTGTTCACTGGGTCGTTGTACCACCGGTTGAGACCAGAGGGGTGCGGGACCGTGCACCACCTGCGCATGACGCTGTGAGGACGCCAGGTCATCACTGGAGAGCGCGGAAGCCCTAGCGCGGCCCTAACCGCCTCGCCTAGTACCATCACTGTACGGCCCTCCAGGCGTTCCAGAATAGCCGGGGCTGCTCTGCGGGCTGCAGTGGCGTTCCAGGTTCTCTGCCCCAGCAGGTTCATGCGATCGAACACCCGGATGTAGTCCCGCTCGGTGCAGCCTGTTCTCTCCTGCACCATCCGACACAGTCGGTGGCCCGCTGACCCCTTCGGGCGAGGGAACAGAGCAAGATCCTCTCGCTCCCCGTAGGGGTTGTTCATCCCCACTATGGCAGGGCGGTTGGTCATCTGCCGTAGAGCACCTGCTGGAAGATCTTGATGCGCTCGTCCTTGTCCAGAACATTTATCTGTTTGCACAGCTGAGTAGCAGCACGGTGGCGGGTGGCGAAGATGGGGCTTCGTGTCACGATCAGATTGAGCTCCCCTCTCCGGAACGACAGGAAGGTGTCGTCCTGAGTCGCCACATTCTGGTAATGTTCCCTGTCACCCTCCCACTTGAACCCCTCCTCTGTGAGGTAGCTGTGCAACCAGGAGAGAGCCCCGTCCCCGCCGCACAGAACGAGCACGTCTCGATCAGTGTCAGTGGGAGGGGGCACACAGGTCACTCGGCTCCCACAATTCCACTGCTGAATGTCCCCGCTCTGCTCTATCGTGGCGAGCACTCTGTCATCGGACGAGTTCCAGTTCTCAGTCATCGCGGCACCCCAGCGTGCGCTCGCACATCTCGATGAACTTGTCGACACTGCCGCGCTGGATCTTCCCACCCGGCAGACGCTGCCACTTCTGGGCGGATGGCCACCACTGGACCACAGCACAGCCAGTGTGGTTGGCCATCACGAGCCAGTGGGTCAGGCCATTCTGCACCCGCAGGAAGTAGCCCCCTCGCCGCAGGACAGCCGCGATCTCCTCGCGTCGGTCCAGGGCTGACTGCAGGGACTCGGCTCGGGTGCGCTTGCGGTGGGCCTTCATTGCTCGGCCAACCTGTGCAATCTCTGAGTCACGTCCCATGGCGATACACTCCTCGCGGCTTGCCCTCACCGAGCCGGGCACGCTCGTACTTGTCGAACTCGCAGAGGGTGTGCTCCACCTCCCGCATCTCCCATGCCGGCCAGTGCTCGGCCTCCTGGTGGCAGCCCTCGATGTCGCCGAGCCTCCACTGCTCACCCTCGCAGTAGTCGTGATCAAACAGGAGACTGCCGCCGGACCGCTGTGGCCAGTAGCGGGTCATGGTACTCGCAGTGAGCAGGTCGCGCATCAGCTTGTTCATGGCCATCTTGCTCATGGGCGGGGGGTTCGGTCTCCTGTCCTTGGTCCAGCCGCAGAAGATGCGCGACAGGCCACGGTGAGCGCCAGGACCGGGGTTGGCCCACGTCATGATGTCCGGGGCGCGCTCCAGCAGCTTCGTGTGGCGGAGGTCAGTGATCACCTCGTACGCCATGAAGTCCCCCATGTACGGGAACTGGCGCAGCCAGCCCCACGCCTCCTCGAGAGAGACGTCCTGGCCTCGTTCACATGCCTCAGCGAACTGCCCCCAGCCGACAGGGTTGTCGTAGCCAGGTGGTGTGGACTCTCTGGCTATGAACCACTCGACACACTTCAGAACACCACCGAGTTTGTCGAAGCCATTGGGGGTCTTGACAATGTACGCCCCAGTGACGTAGGGTGGTTCCTGGTGCTTGAGTGCATGGTAGAGCGGGTCAGTGGAGTTCTGCTCCAACGCCCGCTCCCACGGTGTGTGTGGTCCATCTGTCGCGAAGATTGTCTCGCCCGTGGTGATCCGGTTGAACCAGCGGAACAGGACAGTGGCGAGCAGTACCCGAGGGTCATCACGCATGGGGTCGCGGACGTTCTCCCGGAACCACACAGTGGTGGCGTCCAGCTCGCGGAACACGTTGGTGAACCTGTAGTGGCTGAGGACCGGGTCGCGGGTCCAGGGTGCAGAGACCCCGGCCTGGCGTCTCAGGTAGATCGCGTGCCGCTCGCGCGCAAACGCGAAGAACCTGCGGATCATCTCACTCTGCTCTTCATCGTACATGATGCCCTCCTTGGCTGTGCCTACTGTACACCCGCATCACGCTCTGTGCCAAATGTGGTGAGGCCCGGCTCCCTCTCGGGACCGGGCCTCGGGTCTCTCGACGGGAGGCTGGACCTAGTCGAAGAAGCCCTCCTTGATCATGGACTCAAGGATCACCACAGTGTCTGCGGGGTCCATGGACGCCACAACCTCTGAGCCCAGGCCCCGGATCTCGACCATCGAGCGCCCAGTAGTCGGGACACACAGGCCCCAGATGCGATCAGCGATCTCCTGGGCGTGGAGCCGGTCAGAGGCCGGGATCACGAGGCGGTTCTTGGTGTAGTTCATTGTCACATCTCCTTGGCTAGTTGACAACAGAGTTGTCATACACCGAGCTGAGACAGTTGTAAACCCACAAAAAGACCCCCGGACCATGCGGACCGGGGGTCTCTCACCAGCCAAGGTGGGTCGCCGAGTTACTCGGCGACGATGTAGCCCTTGCCCAGGTCGTGGGCGATGTCGGCCGCATTCGGGTTACCCTCGGGGGCGTCGGCCGCACGGGCCAGGTGCTGCTCGATGGTCTGGCCGGCACGGTAGCCCTGGAAGCGAGCGTGGGACTTGGTGCCCTCACGCTTGGGGCAGTTGTCGCCGGTGTTGTATTCCTTGCCCTCGGGCGTCTTGCCGAACTTCAGCACTGCGGTGACCGGCTTGCCGCCGATGGTGCGAGCCTTCTGCTCCTTGGCTTCGCCAGCGTCCTTGTTCTCGGGGGCCTGATTCTTGGCCATGATGCTCTCCTTCTTCGTCCAGATCCTGTCTGCTCGGACCACCCGGCAGATCTCGTCGGTTTCGGATGGAGCGTCGCCCGAGACCCGACAGATCGCATCCCACAGCGCCTCACCGGCCTCGTCGACACAGAGTCGACGATACGCCTGAAGACTTCCACCGGGGTCCTCCGGCACCAGTACCTTCGACTGGGGCCGGGCTACCCTCTCGAGCAGAGCCTGCAGCTCTCCCCGAGGGCTGTAGTTCGCGACAAGATCAGACGGCCCCTGCATCTTGGGATCCCCGAGTTGGATGAGCGGATGCTCATCTGCCTCGTCCCAGGACTTGAACCGGTAGGGCGTGCCCTCACCGTGCCGAGTGATCGCTATCGTGACCAAGACATGCTCCTCCTTGAGCCTGGTCAGTGTGCTGGCACACCAGCCAGGTGTAAAGCCCCTAGACCGGGTAGCCCCGACCACCTCTGGGTGCCACCACGCTCAGAGTCTGCCTGGCCCTGGTGGTGGCCACGTACCATACACGAGCCTCGTCCTCGGGGTTCTGCTCTGCCTCCTCGTGGGTGCGCTTCGCCATGTCCGTGAGCAGTACCACATGGTCGGCCTCACCACCCTTCGAGCCGTGGATCGTGGACAGTCGGACCCGTGGCTTCTTGGACAGCCGCTCTCCCTTCTGTCTAGCACGGAGAATGTACACGCGATCACGATCCGCCATGCGCTCAAACGCCTCATGCCAGATGGCGTCAGTGACCAGACCACCGGACTCCCTCAGATCAGCCATGCTCACCTGGTCCTCATCGGAGAAGTTGGGTAGCCTCTTGAACCCGCGCCGAACACCAGTCCCAGTGGAGAGCATGTCGTAGATCTTGCGCACATCCGGGATGCCGACTCTCTCCCCTCGTCTGAGTCTCTCCCAGGAGAGGATGGCCTGAATGGCTCCATCCCTCACAGAGGACTGCCCACGAAACTCGTAGACGACCCCATCAGACTCCAGCAGAGGCATGACCTGCTCACGCAGAGCGTAGACGTTGCGCGCGAGGACCAGAACGTCATCGCCCGACATGTCCACGTCCTCAAACCGCATCGGCCGCTCCACCCGACCAACTGTGTCATGCGGACTCCACCTCTTCTCACGCCTGTTCCTGACGGCAGAGATCACCTCCTGGCCGACCGCCTGGATCTGTGGGGGCACCCGCCAGGACCGACCCAGCACCTGAACCTCCCCCCGCATCTGGACGAAGTGCTCGACAGCTGCACCAGCCCAGCGGTAGATTGCCTGGTCGTCGTCGCCGGCAACGATGACTCGACGAGCACCCTGAGCCAACTTCTCGACGACTCTCCACTGGAGCATCGAGAGATCCTGGGCCTCGTCGATCACGAGAACCTGGAGGCGGGGGGAGTGTCCTTCCTGGACAAACCTCTCGAGCATGTCCGTGTAGTCGAGCAGGAATGTTGAGTCCTTGTACTGCCGCAGTGATCTGGACACGTAGTCCACCTTGTTCCAGCTGAGATTGTCGCTGTTCTCCTCGTACTGCTGCCTGAGGCTCACGCCCCTGACGCGAGCGAGGTTCTCCATGAACAGGATACGGTCTCCCTCCTCGAACCCGAACATCTGCGTGTCGTCCATGGAGCGGTACTCGCTGACCCTGACGCCAACGTGCTCACCAAACTCCCTGAGCCGCTTGCCCTGGAGCACGTCACCCTGGGTCATCCCAAGCTGCTGGAAGCACAGTGAGTGGAGGGTCCTGAAGTATCTGAACTGTCCCCGACTCAGGTTGAACTTCTCGCAGGCACGCTCGACTGCCTCAGTGGCGGCTCTCTTGGTGAAGGACAGATACCCTATCTCCTCGGGTGGAGTCCCTCGGGCCAGCTCCTCCTCCACGAAGCGCAGGAGAGTGGTGGTCTTCCCTGTTCCAGGCGGTCCAAGGATCAGCTCTGGGTGCATCATATCGGCGGGGCCTCCTTCTCGGCCGTCTTGATCGTGGGTGCAGTACCGATGTCACGTGGGACCCACCAGCAGTTCACACCCCGGTTGCTCACCTTGAGGAACTGTCCGTCCCCACCGAGTTCTCGGATCTTGGTGACGATCTGTCCTCTGTTGTACGCGCGGAACCCCTGCTTGTCCAGGAACGACTGCAGATCCTTGACCCGGAAGTAGTGTCGACCAGAGTCTTCGTCCAACCAGGGTTTGCCCAGGAGGATGTCCTCTCTCTTCTCACCTCTGTGCCTGTTGGTGCAGAACTCCTCGACCAGCTCAGCGAACTGGCCAGAGATGCCCACCTCGGGTGCAGCCTCGATGATGATCGCCGACTGCATGAGTGGTGAGAGAAGGCTGATCCAGTCAGTCTGCTTCATCATCTGGAACACAGTGGTCAGGGTCTCCATGCACCTGGCCTGGAACCTGCGGTAGTTCAGCAGATCGTCCGTGGACAGCTCCACCCGCTCTCCCTCAATGTCGAGGAACCAGACCGGCGGATCTGAGTCGAGCTTGGAGATGCCGGACACACTGGGCCACATGTCACCTCCGCCCACACCGAACCGCCTGGTCTTGCAGAGACCACCGTTGCAGTGCTCCAGACAGGGGCTGTCCTTGCACTTGTACCCGTAGTCCTTGCGCTCCAGGTTGGTGGCCACGTTGTTCACCTCATCGAACGACAGTGGTGGATTCATGGCCTCCTGATTCAGCTTCTGCAGCTCCTCCTTCCACTTCTCCCCGTACTTCTTCTTGCAGTAGACACCCAGACCAAACAGACCGTTGTTCCGTGTTCCCTCAGGGAAGCCCTGCTCGCACAGATGCTGCAGACAGGGCGGACCATCCGCCAGCAGAGTGGCAGCTGGTGACTTGGTCGAGCCCGGCCCTGGGATGAGCTGCTCCAGCTCGTCCAGTGTGACGAGCATGTGCTCTGCTCTGGTGAGGAACTCACCCAGGGACATCTCGGCCCCTGTGCGCTTGACCCCCACCCTGTTGGACTCATCTCCTCCGTAGTACGGCATGTTCAGCCAGTTGCCCAGATCTCCCCGGTCGAGCAGGATCCTGCTCTGCTTCGGAAAGATCTCGCACTCACCCAGCCCCAGAGAGGCTGAGATCTGTCTCAGGTGAGCCTGAAACTCACCAGCATCCACCGGCTCCGCCAGGAACATGAAGAGGTGTGCTCCACCCGACTTGGACTTGCAGAGGAGGAGCGGGAGGTTCCTGCTCTCAACCTGCGACACCAGCTCAGCGTGCGTGAGGTCGTACCTGTCGACATCAATACACCCCCACCAGCAGGTGTTGTCCTCAGTGATCGGAATGATGCCCAGGGGCTGCCGCCCCTCGAGGTGTGCAAGCCAGAGATCCGGTGTGACCGACTCACGGATGGTGCGTGCGGTCCTCTTGATCTCCAGCTTGCCACCCTTGGCCGCACTGCGGTCTGTGTCGCCATGCGTACCATAGGCCCCTTCAAATCCCCGGAAGAGCCGCTGGATGCGATCCAGCGGCTCCTGCTCGGACATTCTAGATCGGGGCCTCCGACGTGTCCTCGGCCTCGACCTCGTCAGTTGCTGCCATCACCTCGCCGGCACTGACAGACTCGTAGAGGCGACGACCTGCGTCACGCTGCTCCCGGCTGGTGACCCAGCCCCGGTCCTCGATCTTGAACTTGTACCAGGACTGCGCCCCGCGCTCAACGAACACGGTGCGGAGGGTGTAGGCACGGAACCAGGCCGGAGCCTTCTGGCCACCCGGAAGCTGGTACTGCTCCATGAGACTCGTCCAGGCACGAGAGACGGTGTGGTTCGTGCCGGCCATCGGAATCACAGCGGCGAAGGCACCTTCGATCGTGATCATGTACCCGAAGTGGAAGCGGGTGTCAACCAGACGATTCCCATTGTCGCGGACCCACATCTTGCGGTCCGCATTCTGCGGGTCAACAACTTCCTTGGCATCAGAAGGCATGTCGTCGTATGCGTGCTGAGCGACGACCGAGCCCTCACCGGGAGCACCCTCCCACTCGACCCACATGCGCGTGTATGCGCAGGGCTGGAACACAGCAGAGCCATCGGCGTTCCAGATCTTCTGCAGGGCGCGACAGATGATCTGACCAGACTCGGCACCCTCGACCCGCTTCGAGCCGTTCTTCTTGACCTCGCCGGAGTTGTCCTGGAGGATGGCAATGATGGGGACCAGACGGTCCTCAGCCTTGTCCGAGTAGCCCAGACCTGTGAGGCCATCAAGCTCCTCATTCGAGAGGGCCACAGGACCCTCGCCACCGATCAGCGCCAGAGCGTTCTTCGGCTCCTCGGCTGCGGCTTCTTCCTTCTTCTTGCTCATTTCTTCACTTTCTCTTCTTGATCTTCACGACCTGGCCCACAGTTGCACCAAGGATGTCGAGGGGCAGGGCCACTCCCTTCTCCACCTGCTCGCGCACAAACGACTTCAGTGTCGCCCAGTGCACACTCAGAGACCTCTCGGTCTTGACTTCAATGCCCGCCTCCTTGGCGAACGCTTGGATGGCCTCACCCATGGGCGCCATGTGCTCAAAGTCCCTGCGGTCCATCGTCACGACCAGCGTGGCCTTGATGAGGTCACCGTGGTTGTTCTCGATGAGCCAGTCCAGACCGGGCTGAGGATCGTCCTTGGGGAGAGAGGCATGGTAGAACGGCTCGAGCACGAGATCCACATTGTCCTCAGAGAGGCCGATCTTGTCCTGACCAAACTGGGTCATCAGGTCCACCATCTCGCGGTGGAGTATCGTGTGGCGACGCTCCTTGAGCTCACTCAGCAACTGCTCACCGCGCTCGATGCGACGATCTACCTCAGCTACCTCTCGTCCCAGCTCAGTGAGCTTCTGGCTCTCCTCAGCTGTCGGTGCACGTGTCACCTGAGCCGCCTCGCTGGCGAGCTCATCCAGAAAGTCATCCATGAGTAGTCCTCCTTGACTGCTGCGTACTCTACACGCGACCGTGGCCCAGAGCTAGACTGGTGGGTATTGGTGGTATTGGCCCCTCGTGTACGCGCGCGAAAGCCTAGCGGTAACTTAACGCGGGAGTAGCCAATACGACAATACTTCCGATACCTTCCCGAGTAGTGCTCGGCTGGACAGGGTATTGGCTGGGTATTGGAAGTATTGGTGAGGGTGCGGGGGTGATGTTCCTTGGTGTGCTGTGCCTCAGTGCATGCGTGTGCAGGGGCTCTGGATCCTTCCACAGTGACACAGAGCCCGGAGGACGCGCGTACCTCCCCCGCCCTCCCCTCATCACTGGACAGCGATGGAGTAGGTCCCTAGCGTTCGTCCACGGTCGGGGGGTAGCTTACGCGGCGCACGCACAGGAGGAGCAGCATGGCATACGAGTTCAGGACGGCACCATTCGTACACCAGAGGGAGGCGCTGAGGCGGAGCGTGGATCGGAGCTCCTTCGCATTCTTCATGGAGATGGGTGCAGGCAAGACCAAGGTTGTGGTCGACGAGATTGGCATCTTGTTCGAGCGGGGGGAGATCGACTCCGCCATCATCCTGGCACCCAAGGGTGTGTACGCCAACTGGACCAACAAGGAGATCCCGACTCACATGCCCGAGTGCACTCAGAACATGGCTGATGTTGTACTCTGGGATGGGTCCGACAGCCGCGCCTCCGTGCGGGAGAGAGCCAAGCTGCTGGACTCCAGCCGGTCTCTGCGGATCCTGGTGATGAACATCGAGGCACTGAGCTCGAGCCAGAAGGCCGCAGCATTCATTGCGGATTTCCTGCGCTCGGTCAGCAGTTGCTACGGAGTCGTCGATGAGAGCACCTGCATCAAGAACCCGCAGGCCAAGCGCACCAAGCGAGCTGTGGCTGTGGCCGGCAGGTGCAAGTACCGTCGGATCATGACAGGATCCCCTGTGACCCGCTCGCCCCTCGACCTGTACAGTCAGTTCGAGTTCATGGGACCGAGACTCCTCGGCTTCAGCTCATACTACTCGTTCAGGAACAGGTACGCTGTTGTCCAGGAGAAGGAGTTCGGTGGTCGCAAGGTCCAGCTGGTCGTGGGGTACAAGAATGTCGACGAGCTCACCGACATCGTCGGCCAGCACTCCTACCGGGTCAAGAAGGAGGACTGTCTGGATCTCCCCGAGAAGACCTGGCTCACGAGAGATGTAGTGCTCAGCCGGGACCAGCTCCGGATCTACCGGGAGATCCGAGACCAGGCGTTCGCTGAGCTGAGCGACGAGGGCTTCAGTTCCCCCAGCGCAGCGATCACCCAGCTTCTTCGCCTTCACCAGGTGTCCTGTGGGCACGTGATCGACGAGGACGGGGTGACTCACGATCTGGGCGATGCCCGCCTGGATGTTCTGATGGAGGTTCTGGACGAGACCGACGACAAGGTGGTGATCTGGGCGAACTACCGACACGACATCCACAAGATCACTGCACGGCTGCGTCGAGAATACGGTGAGGACTCAGTGGTCACCTACTACGGTGAGACGAGCCCGGCCGAGAGAGCTACTGCAGTCCAGAGGTTCCAGGAGGACCCGTCCTGTCGCTTCTTCGTCAGCAACAAGACTGGGGCCTACGGGATCACACTCACTGCCTCCAGCACTGAGGTGTACTACTCCAACGACTACGATCTGGAGCGTCGACTTCAGTCCGAGGACCGGATCCACCGCATCGGACAGAGTCGGCCCTGCACATATGTGGATCTGGTGGCTCGCGGCACTGTCGACGAGAAGATCGTGGCAGCCCTGCGAGCCAAGATCAACATCGCCACCACCATCATGGGCGATGGACCCAAGGAGTGGCTGGTCTAGCAGCAGAGAGGCCGGTGCACTGGTCCCTAGACGCAGAGAGGCCCGGCTCCTGGTGGGGCCGGGCCTCTCTGTACTAGTTTGGTGGTGGGGTTACTTGCTGATGTAGCAAACTGAGCGGCTGCCGCGCTCCTCGCGGGTGACAGTAAATCCATCCTTGCGCAGACCAATCATGATATCGTACTTGTCGGCGAGCTTGGTCCAACCAATGCGGCGAAGCTCGTCCATGAGGAACGAAAGTGACATCTTCTTGTGGGTGTCGAGAAGGTTGTGCACGTCGTTGTTGAAGCGCTCTGTAACGGTCATCGTTGTCTCCTTGGCTGTAACGATGAGACTCTTGTAGACCAACCTGGATGAGATGTAAACCCCAAAATTTTCGCTTTACATCTTCCTCTGGAAGATGTACACCAGGGACATTGCTACCAGCCAAGGAGATACAGCAATGACTACCTACGTTGACGTCGTCAGAGCCGATCACGATGCCACGATCTATCGCGAGTGGATCTGCGAGGAGTTTGGTGGGTTGTTGGTATTTGGTGGGTCCCCCAGCGACTGGGCTCGGGCCTTCCGGCACATCAACAAACTGGCCAAGAAGACAGGTCTCAGCAGAGAGGAGGTCATGGCAGACGCCAGAGAGGATGCTCAGGCCAAGTTCCACTGACCGACACAGACCACAGACACAGCAAAGCCCGGCCCCGAGAGGAAGCCGGGCTTCTTGTGTTGTTGGCCCCGGCCAGTCACGAGCCGGGGCCGGTAGCTAGGCCCGAGCGGCGGGGTCTAGCTACGTGTCAGGGGACTGACAGAGTGCCACCCACACTGCGTTGTGTTCTCGGATCTGTCGGATGGTCTCGTCGGTGTCTTCCTGAGACCAGAGGATCGGCTCGAACGCCTCACAGGAGACGTCAGTCGCGACGGAACCCGTCGTCGTTGCGCAGGCCCCCAGAGAGAGCGTCAGCGCGAGCGCGGAGCCTAGCATTCTTCGCTGCATCGATCTTCTCCATCGCTGCCATGAGAGAGGCAGAGACTGCCCGCGCCTCTCCTGCGTCCAGGAGCCGTCTCTCTGCCAAGGAGGAGGAGATGAGAGCGGACACCTGGAGCAGTGTCTTGAGAAGCGCGAGCAGCTCCATCACCCGACCCGCGCACGAGCAGTCAGGCGACCCACCAGACCCAGCAGAGCAGCCAGTGCCCCGCCGATCGCAACCGCGATCTCGGCGAAGGACTCCTGGTCAGCATCCGTCAGGTCGAAGCCAAAGACACCGGCGACGATGGCCACGAAGGCCATGATCGAACCCCAGACACCCTTGGACTGATACCACGGTTTGACGTCATTCATCGGAAGTCTCCTCAAACTGAGAGCCCGACGATACCCCCGCAGCGGCCTCATCCGCTACTGCGAGGGCCTGAGTGAGGTTGGACAGAGCCCGACGCCACCAACCCCGGATGTAGTGCTGGGCGTGACCCCGGCTCTGCCAGTACTCGACACGGGCAACCACGAAGTCGAAGAACACAACCTCGCGATCCCCCCGGCTCCGCACAGCCCGGATGGTCTTGGGTCCGAGCTGGCCATCAATGGTCAGATTGCCGAGAGCCCGCTGGAGGAACTTGACAGCATTGGTCGGACCATGGGTCACAGCTGTGTCGAACACCAGGACAGCGAGGGGCGGGGGGAGATCGTCTCCCCTGACCGCATTCCAGTAGCGGTCCTGGTAGATGGCCCGAGCCTCCTCCTCCGTGAGGGCCTCGACATCCTGTGCGGTGCAGGTCTCCTTGCGCCACACGCTGAGGGTCATCCTGGTGATGCCGAACTTGGTGGCATGGCCGGGGTCGTTCGGATCGTTGGTGAACTTGTCCCCACCCTCGTGCTGGATGGTGGCGCTGATGATCTGGTCACGATTCATCCTTCCCTCCCTCCATGTGCTTGAGGATGCGCTCGTGGCGCTCCACTGAGAAGATGCGGCGCAGCAGCTCGAGGTAGGCTGCTCGGCCCTCAGGGGTGGCTGCCTTCTCGGCCTCGCTGCGGATCTCTCCCTCGAGGGTGTCGATGCGCTCTGACATGATGGCAGCGCGTTCGCACTCGCGTGAGGCGAGGATCTTGCGAAGCTCGGCCTCCTCCCTCTGCGTCAGCTCGGCCGGGGCCTTGCTGAGCAGGGGCACAGACTTCGGGGTCTGCTTCCTGCGTCCCGCCATCAGGTGTTCCCCTGCCGGGCAGCGCGACGCTCCTCGCGAGAGGGACGGACGTTGCCATCCAGAACACGCGATGCGTGGGTGAGACGGTCGGCCATCACCCGTCCGATGGGCTCGGTACCTCGGATCCGCTTGCGCAGTTCCTTGGCCTTCTCGGCGATCTCGGTGGCCTCCTGGACCATCGACTCGGCCTCGGCCTCGCCGGCAAGACGAGCCTTCTTCAGAGCATCCTGCTCCGTCTTGTTCAGACTGCTTCCCATGGTTCAAACTCCTTCCCTGGGTTGTGCGAGTGGATCTTACTACACCAGCGGGCTGGTCGCTATGCGAAGCCCTGCCACCCGAACGGCTCAATCCGCAGCTCGGACAGAGCAGGGACGGGTTGGTTGGCGGGGGTGAGGAGGCACACAGCAGGTGGGGGTGTGCCTGGTGTCACAACCTCTGTCTCACCAGTCTCCTCGTTGGTGGTGTAGACTGGCTCGACCAACCAGCCCTGGGTCTCCATGATCTGACCCACAGTGGCTCGAGTCTCACCCGAGATGGGGTCCTCGACGAAGAGGCCCTCGGGAGCGGCTGAGACAAGCTCAGCAAGGGTGTCTGCTGCGTAGCAGTTTCCGTTGAAATTACTCATTTAGATCTCCACAAAGTCATCAATCTCAGAATCAGACCACTGTTGGTTGACCCAGTCAAGGCGAGAGACACTACCGTTCAGGTAACGCCCTGCCGGGTCTGAACCGAGACTCAGGCGGGTGGCATTGGACATGATGTCGGCGAGCAAGAAGGAAGTGTCACTCCCCGTCTGTGTCAATGTTCCGTCGTTGCCCGCCATGTACATGTCATTGGCAAGGAGCGACGCGGCCAATCTGAAGTTGTTGGCTTTGGCGTCCAGCGTGCCCAGAGCAACGTTGATGTTGTCTGCGGACCCGTTGTTGGAGTGGCGCAAGGTCAAGTCGTTCGAAGTAGTAATCCAGACATTGATCAGGTTGTTGAAAGACGTGTCGTCAAAACTGAGTACGTTGGTTCGAGACGTTGCCTCGCTAGTCCAGGGTGCGTGAAATTCTACAAAGAAGGACATACCATCCCCAGCACTCCAATCAGACGTTGCAAAATTGCAAACGTCGGCAGCTTTCGTGGTTGCGGCGGGCGTGCCGGGGGCGGGCAGTACCGGATTGGTTGGGAATGCGCGCTTCTCCATCTGAGGCACCCCAATGAAGATGCGGAAAGACACAGCTCCAGACGCACCCGCAAACTTCAACATCGGCTGAACATAGGCAGAAGTGCTCTCGTCATTCGTGGCCGTGCAAAAGAACCTTCTTAGGGTGCTATCTAAAGCGAAGCTCTCAACTTTGGATGTCAACAAAGTCCCGCCACTGTTTCTGATGTCGTACCCAATTTGAGGGGTGCCAATATTGGTAAGGTCCCCACTGACGAGTTTAAGAACGGCGGAACTAGTCCAAACCTCGGTGTTCAATCCCGCGATTTGAGAGCTCCCTTCAAATCTCAAAATAAAGGAGCCCGCAGCCGTCCCCGAGACATCCAGAATAAAACCCGGAACCCCGTCAATGGTAGCGGTTTCTACTGCGGTGAACACAGTTCCGTTTTCAACGTCTGACCAATAAGTTGGAAGCGCGCCCCCCGCGTCAATATCCCCAGCGACGAACCCCTCGCCACGCGGATTGCGTACCGAGTTTGTGACTGCCTCGAAAATTTGAAGCTTCTTCCCCGGAACATGGCAAGGCGTGTTAGGGAGAAACTCTTTCATTCCTCGAACAACACCACCGTTAGAGCCATCCCAGTCGAGATGTGTCGCCCAAGAGGAGCGCTGGAAGTTCAAACCGCCAGAACGGGTCTCAGCACCCCGAGTAGACGCAGCGGGAGACCCGACCACAGGAAGAACAGGGGAAGTGGCGAAACTACCGCTTTCGGTCTGCGGAACGTAGACACGCAGCTTGAGAGACACGGCACCCGCCGTAAAGACCAACCGGAAGCCTGCCGCGATGCTATCTACCGTGCTGGCGGAAAGAGTTTCAGCCTTAACAAATCTGCGGTGTGTGGTGTCGACCGACAGGTCTACGGCATACTGATCTACCACCGCCCCTGACAGGTAGGAGATCAAGTAAGACTGGACCGTGGTGTTGGTCAGGCTGCCGGAAACGATCCGCGCTCCAAATGATCGAGTGTATGTCTGGCTGGCAGATGCTGACATCTGCGAGTGAGCATCAAAGTTGATGAGGATGACCTCAGCGCCTGCAGCAGTACCTGCATACTCAATTTCTATGTAGTCCCAACCATCTTCTCTGCCTCGACCGACTACAGTAGCAGTGACCGCAGACGTGGAGTAGTATGTCCAGTTGGTTGGCAACTGCCCAGTGGAGGGCAGGGCACCGGGCAGAGCATTTTCTGACCGAGGATTCCGAATGCCGTTAGTCGCGCCGCTCGTCTCGATCAGCGGACCACCACCACAGTTGGGCGGCTCATTCCAGCGCAGCTCGTCGTCATCGGCATACTCGACAAGCTCACCGACAGGATCCCCGTTCCGGAAGCTCCAGTTCGGAGACCAGGCTGCCCCTGTGCGTGTGATCTCGGCCATCATCCCAAATGCCGGGTAGCGGATGAAGTCTCCCCCGTCTCTCTTGATGAATGTGTTGCGCAGGAAGTCGAGTTTCAGACTGCGCTCAGACGAGAGCCAGACAGGTGATCTGGCCTGGGGGTACGAGTCAGGGTGGATGGCCATGAGGTCACGCCAGCGACCCGAGGCACGGGAGGCGGGGGAGGACTCGAGTGGGTTGGCTGTACCGATGAAGTTGCCGTCGGTGATGTTCAGTGGCATCTCTGCTCTCTCCCTACGATGGGACTGCGTGGTTGTGGATCTTGGTGACCCGAAGTGTGGCCCCACCTGAGATGAAGTTCAGGGCGTTGCCAGCGCGTTTGCGCATGATCAGGGCGAACCAGGTGATCCCTGCCTGGACACTCCTGGTGCCGATGACCGGGGAGTACCTGAGTACTCTGTCAGCATCGAGACACTCGGGGTCAAGACCAACTTCCTTCGTAACGTGGACCGGGAACGCGTCATCCGCTACCACGTTGTTGCTGTCGTTCACGTATAGCTGGCTGTTGGAGCGCCAGATGAAGAAGCTCGGTGTGATGTCTGCCCCAACTGTGGGAAGGGTCCCAGAGCCAGACACAATGGCCCAGTCGAATGTCGCGCTGCCGTTCTCAGTCCCGGTGGGATCGCCCGCCGTGAGGGAGGTTCCCGCAAACGAGTACCCATTCAGCGCCTCTGTTGTGTCCTCGAGTCCGTGAGCTACGAGCACAACCCAGTCTCCGTCGTTGACTGTGGCCCCAGTTGTGGTCGTGGTGGCCTCTGACGCCAGGTACAGACCATCCTCAGTCAGGGCGAGCTTGGCATTCAGGAGGGTGGCTGAGTCAGAGTCCTCCGACACTGGTCCGAGCCACAACACCATTTTGTCCGCGAGTGGACCCACGATTGTCCTGATGGTTGGGCTCATGGAGCCATCGTCCATGTGGATCGGTCCCGCAAAGAAGGCACTGTCTCCGGTCATGTACAGCAGCTGGAAGTCAGTGGTCGCACCCTTGAACAGGAACTCGTCAGCAGCGAAGATCAGCGATGCAGAGGTGCCATCGTTCAGGTTGTAGAGACCAGAGATGGTGCCGTTCACGTCTGTCTCGAGGGCAAAGTAGGCCAGGATGAACGGATTGTCCGGGTCGGTGTTGTCGATCAGCGTGTCCAGCAGAAGGGCAGACACAGCCGACAGGCCAGTGGACACGCCAGGAACACCGTCGACATCGTCCACGAGACCCTCAATGACCGAGTTGGCAGTCACGTCAATGGACGCAAAGGCTGACTCGAGGTCAGCCTGAGCAAGGTACGTGGTGGATGCGTCTGCCTCGAGAAGATAGTCGTCCAGGTCGTCGTAGATCCCCGTGATGGTGGCATTGGCGGACAGGTCGATCAGCGCGACCGCGTCTTCCAGATCGGCCTGGGCGAGGTAGACTGACTCAATGGTCGCTGACGTGTCGTAGTCACCCTCTAGGGTGGCCCGGAGACGGAACGTCTCGGACAGGACAG